TATAGTGAAAAATTCGACCTAAACATGGGCATATTTACCACATGTGGTTAATGGACGACAAGTGGCGTCAATATTGCTGGCAACCATACTATGAATTAGCCAGCTTACAACAAATCCGTGAACTTGGAGTGCAAGTGTGAGTGAAACAGTTAAAGAATACTTTGCCATAGCTGCTATTGTATTTGTGTTTTTATTTTTTATGGTTGTAGTGCCACTAACAGTTGCAGAGGCTAATAAACAGGCCTGCATTGAAACTGGTATGCGTAGTAACTATACAGCCAGTGATATTGTAAGTATTTGTGGTAGACGCTAGTGGACAGTAACATACTCTACGAACGCCTAATCGAAGAAAACTTAGAAAAAGGTTTTCAGGTTAGACTAGTAGTAAATGACTTTAGAGAAGTTACCTACATACAACTACGCAAGTATTTTCTTAATTATAGTGGAGAGTGGCATGCTTCCAGAGAAGGCGTTAGTATACCGGCTAGTATAGAAAATATATATAATTTATTAGATGGCTTATTAGACATTTGTAGTAAAGCTGAGGGTGAACAAATTATATTGACATATTATAAAAAAATTATTGAGAGGGAATAAAAATTCCTCTTGATAAAGATATGTACCTATGTTAAAATATAAGTAAACATAGGAGAGTATAAATATGACAATAGGAATTTACTGTTTATCATTTAATAATACTAATAAAGTATATATAGGAAAATCAATTACACTGGAAACTAGGCTATATGCTCATTTATGGAATATGAGAAGGAATCAATCAGCAAAGAAACTACAAGAAGCCTATAATACATATGGCGAGCCAACTTTTGATATTCTTGTAGAATGTGCGGAACACGAAATATATAAATTAGAAAAATTTTATATTCAGGAGTTTGATTCTTATAATAATGGATTTAATACCTCCCCAGGAGGAGAAGCAGGAAATATTTCACCTGGAGAATTAAATGCTAGAGCTACAAGTAGTAATAAGAATTACCTAGAAGCATTAAAATTATTAGTAACAACTAATTTAACTGGCGCGCAAATTGCAGAAATGACTAATTTATCTAAATCTATTATATCGCATATTTCATCTGGAGAAGGTCATAAATGGATGAAAGAAGCGGCTCCAGAATTGTATAATAAATTAATAGAAAATAAGAAAAATAGACGAATTCGTACAAATAGTACGAAACGACCTTTTAATAAATTAAGAGCACCTGATGGCATAATTTATGATCTTACAGACGTAGGAGTTAATAACTTTTGTGAAAAGTACAATTTAAGCCCCTCTAAGGTGTCATTAGTGCTTAATGGACGGGCTGATTCTACTAAAGGCTGGACACCAGTATAAAAAGTAACTTGAACTATATACCCTAAACTGCTATAATATTATTTATGAATAAATTACATAAACTATTAGACAAAGCAAGTGAGGCCTACTATCAAGGTATGCCCACTATTCCAGATTACATGTTTGACATGCTAGCAGAGGGTTGCGGCTATAACAAAGTTGGTGCAGCAGTACACGGCAACAAAGCCAAGCATACACACCGCATGTACAGCCTGCAAAAGTTTTATGAAGATGAGGGTAAAAGTGATCCACTAGCAGGCCTAGACGTTACTACCAGTATCAAACTAGACGGTGCAGCTATTAGCCTGTTATACGTAGACGGTATCTTAGTACAAGCACTTACCCGTGGTGATGGTGTTGAAGGCCAAATTATCACAGATAAAATGTACGAGCATGGTAACCTAGTGCCACTAAGAATTAATCTTGGTAATGTAACTGTACAAGTTACTGGCGAGATTGTAGCTCCACTACATGTGGAAAATAGCCGCAACTATGCAGCAGGTAGCTTAAACTTAAAAGACCTAGACGAGTTCAAAACCAGAGCAATTGAATTCTTTGCCTATCAAATAACACCAAACCTAGACCCAACTTGGTCTGGTGATATGCGTGTGCTTAAGCAACTAGGATTTAACACTGTACTAGAACCTGAACTTGCCAAGATTTATCCTAGTGACGGCATTGTTGTTAGACTAAATAACAATCATCAGTTTGAACAGTTAGGATATACTAGCAAACATCCTCGTGGCGCATATGCTCGTAAAGAACGTGCTGCTCATGTAGAAACTAAATTACTAGGCGTAGAATGGAATGTAGGCAAAACCGGCAAAGTAACACCAACTGCTATACTAGAACCTGTTAAGATCGGCGATGCACTAGTAAGCCGAGCCACACTCAATAATCCTGGGTTTATAGAAGCCCTAGACCTACAGATTGGCGATACAGTGGCAGTTGCTAGGGCCGGCGAAATTATACCTTGTATCTTGCACAAAGTTGATGCCTAAATTTCTACTGTAAAGGCAACAAAAATTTTAGCTTGTAACACACTGGTTAATACTGTATAATAATATCTTAGGTTAATTAATACACATGAAGATTGAAATACCCACACATTGTCCCTGTTGCAACTACAAACTAGAACTGGTTAACGATCAGTTGTTTTGTCGCAACCAGGCTTGTGATGCTCAGTTGAGTAAGCGTGTAGAACACTTTTGCAAAACTATGAACATCAAGGGTATGGGCGCTAAAACAATTGAGAAATTAGGGCTAGCAGATATTACCGAGTTATACTACCTAGAGCTTGATGAAGTTAGTGGCCTACTAGGTAGTGTAAAAACAGCAGAAAAATTATTGTCAGAAATTGACAAGAGTCGTAGTGCCCCGCTACATCAAGTACTAGCAAGTTTTAGTATTCCACTGGTAGGCAATACAGCAAGTGCTAAAATTAGCAGTATAGTCAATAATATTGATGAAATTAACCTAGAAACTTGTAAGCAGGCTGGACTTGGAGATAAAGTAACACAAAATCTCCTAGGCTGGCTTGAACTTGACTTCAAAGAAATTAGAGAATTTTTACCGTTCTCTTTTCGCAGTGAAATGTCTGCAACAAATACCGCTGGCCCAGTAGTATGCGTTACAGGCAAATTATCTTCTTATAAAACCAAAGCCGAAGCCTACAAGCAACTAACAGATCACGGATTTCGTATTAGCGAAACTGTAACTAAAACTACGGATTATTTAGTTGATGAAGAAGATAAAGGTAGTGCCAAACGTAAAAAAGCCGAAAGCCTCGGCATAAAAATTATCACAAATTTAGATACTTTTATTAAAGAGACAATAAATGACTGAAAAAGCTAAAAAATGGTCTGATGAAACAGTTAACAAATTAATGAGTTTAATTGGCGGGCAGCGTCCCGTTAGTGCAGCCGCTGTAGAAAGTGCTGCTCATGCTCTTGGAGACGACTTTACTCCTCGTAGCGTTGCCAGCAAGCTCCGTCAACTAGAAGTTGAAGTTGCTAGCATGGCTAAAGAGAAAACCAGTGCCTTTACCGAAGACGAAGGTGCTGAGCTTGCTGAGTTTGTAGTGAATAATACTGGTGAGTATACCTACAAGCAAATTGCTGAACATTTTATGAACGGCAAATTTACACCCAAGCAGATTCAAGGTAAACTTTTAGCTCTTGAGCTTACCGGCAGTGTTAAACCTGCTGAAAAAGTAGAAGTTGCTCGTACTTATACTGATGCTGAAGAAGTTAAGTTTATTAGCATGGCAGAGCGTGGTGCATTTATCGAAGATATTGCTAGTGCTCTTAACAAGACTGTTTCTAGTGTTCGTGGTAAAGCTCTTAGCCTTACGCGCAAGGGCCAAATTGCCAAGATTCCTGCACAGAAAACAAGTCATGCTAAAGAGAGCGTTGACCCTGTAACTGCACTTGGTGATAAAATTCACGCTATGACTGTAGCAGAGATTGCTGCAGCAGTTGACAAAACTGAGCGTGGTCTTCGTACGCTGCTTACCCGTCGTGGCATTAAAGTTGCCGATTATGATGGTGCAGCTAAAAAAGCTAAAGCTGAAGCACGTCAAGCAGCCTAATTAGCTATAACAACCAAGGCTGGGAGTTTTAACAGGCTCCCAGCCTTTTCTGCTTTTAGGGGCCAAATAATGAAAGTTACAATTACATACCATGACAACGAAAGTTACACGGTAGAAGAAGTTGTAAAGCAAGCATTACATAACTATGGCCGATCAGCACAAGTAGAAGTAATGCCAGAATCTACAATGGCCTATGACCATATCTATTTTGGCTTACAACAATTGATTACACACGAACAATTAAGTTTGCTGTTCGACCGAGATAATACATATCAACAAGAAATTAAAAAGCTACGTGAACACGTACTTTACAAAATAACAGAGATTATAGACCAAGTAATAGTCGATAACGAATCAAAGGTAGCATAATCTTGGATACAAGCGCAGTCGTTCTACATAAATTACTAACTGAGCAAAACCTAGAAATCTGGGCTAAGCTAAAGTTAGTATTCTTAGACGCTGCCTACTCTTCCCTTTACAGTGCCATAAACAGACACTATGAAAAATACCATAGTGTACCAAGTTTTGATGATCTAACACTAACACTAAGGGAGGGTCCGGCGTCAAAAACCTTGGCTACCCTTCGCTTAGCGGATGTGCCTGAGGTTAGTGCTGAAGTAGCACTAGATGCACTAATAGATCAATACACACAAAACGAAACCGTAAAATTATTAGACAAATTTATAGATAAACTACCACTATATGATACTAATGAGATAAAAGAAAACCTAGCCACAATAGCAATGACTGTTGAAGAAAAAACACATACTAGTGAAAAAGTGTTTACTATGGCAGACATGATGTTATTTAGGCATCCTGATGAATTGGAGAAAGAACGTGTTTATTTGGGCCTTAATAATACTTTTGATGCTGTACTTGGTGGCGTGGCTAGACAGGAACTCATCCTTATTGGAGGTAAACGTGGCAGCGGTAAGTCTATTACTAGTAGTAATATTTTTATTAATCAATATGAGGCTGGGAACTCTGCCATCTATTTCTCTATTGAGATGACGGCACATGAGGTTGTAGAACGCAATTTATCAATCCTAGCTAATGTAAACTTACAGCGGCTAAAGCAAAATAAATTAACAGATGAAGAACTATTAAAACTAGTACGCGCTAGAGCAGGTATGTTTGTAGACGCTGACGAAACCATCACAGAGTACATGCGACACCGTGACAAGTATAAATTTGAAGAACAATTAGTACGCAACCACCAACTAAAGCCAGACAATCAAATGATTATTGTAGATGACAGAGACTTAACAATTAGCAGCATTGACCTGCATATAGGCAAAGCAAAAGCTAAGTTTGGTGATAAATTAAAAGTTGTAGTTGTAGACTATGTAAATCAGATTGTACTTGAGGGTAGTGACATGTATGACTGGAAACCTCAAATTGAGGTTTCAAAGAAATTAAAGAATTTGGCTAGAAAATATGAGATTGTGCTAGTAAGTCCATATCAGATTGATGCTAGTGGTGAAGCAAGATTTGCCAAAGGTATCCTAGACGCCGCAGATATTGCACTGGTAATGGAAGCGCATGACAAGAACAGTCAAGCAATTAGTTTTGAGACTACTAAGATTCGTGGCGGCAAGGAGATGACATTTACTTGTCCTATAGATTGGGATACACTGCGTATTAGTCCACAATCTATTGACAGACCGCAGGCTAAAGAGTCTAAGAAAATAGGTAAAAAACCTGATTTAAAACAAGATGATAGTAGTGCAGACTTACCCTGGGATGCATAATGAGTGATCCAGTATTAGACCTACTTAACAAAAATGCGATCAGCTATTCAATTAGCGGTCGTGATTATGTAATTAAATGTTTAAACCCAGAGCATGATGATAAGAATCCAAGCTTTCGTATTGATCGCGTTAGTGGTGCTGCACACTGCTTTAGTTGCGGATTTAAAACTAACATCTTTAAATACTTTGGAGTATTTACAAATCCAGTACCGATAAGAATAGCAGTATTAAAGCAAAAATTAGCAGAGCTAAAAGTAACTAGTGGTCTTGACTTACCAACAGGTTGGACTCCTTATACAAAACCATTTCGCGGTATTGGTGTACCAACACTGCGTAAGTTTGAAGCATTTTATACAAACCAAGTAGAGAAACTCTTAGACAGAATAGTGTTTCCAGTTAAAGATATTACTGGTAAAACTGTAGTATTTGTAGGTCGTCATACATTGAGCAATGGCAACCCTAGATATATAAATTATCCTAGTGGTGTACAAATGCCGCTATATCCATGTCACTTGCCAAGTAACTATCGCAGCATGGTATTAGTAGAAGGTGTGTTTGACATGCTTAACCTATACGACAAAGGCATGGAAAATGTAGTATGTTGCTTTGGCACAAACACACTACAAAACAATACTAAGCAAAAATTGTTGCCATTTCGTGCACAAGGCGTAACGCACATCTATATATTATTTGATGGCGACGATGCAGGAGCCAAAGCAGCCAAAGAGCTAAAACCAATACTAGAACAAGAAGAATTTATAGTAGAAATCATAAAATTACCAGATGGTGTTGATCCTGGTGAACTAGATAAACTTGACATAGACAGCATAAGAGAGTACGTAACCAAAAAATTTTGATGTTGAAAACATGAGTTAATTCATGTAAAATATATTTTTAATCAAAATATTTTAGTACTATGAACCTAAAAGAATCCTCTCTTTCTCACGAAGAATTATTAGAAATACTAGATTATGATAAAGATACTGGTATATTTACATGGACCGGTAAACGTAAAGGAACCAAGGCCGGAAAAATCGCCGGAACAATATCGTCGGATAACTATGTACAAATACAAATATCTGGAAAATTATATAGATCCCATAGATTGGCTTGGTTTTATGTATATAAAACCTGGCCTACTAATTTAATAGATCATATTGATAGAGATACATTAAATTCTAGCATATATAATTTGCGAGAAGCTACACCAGCAACTAATCAAAGAAATAGAAAAATTAATAAAAATAGTACTACTGGTATTAAAGGAGTTTCTTTAAATAATAATACTGGAAAATATGAAGTTTATATTAAAATAAATTATAAAAAGAAACATTTAGGTTTATTTTCTACGATAGAAGAAGCTATTTTAGCACAAAATAAGGCACAAGAGCAACTAGATGGAATCAACTAAATTAAAAATATTAGTAATTGATAAAGCCCCGAGTAGAATTAAATATACCGAATATTTTAAATTTGACTTTGAATTAGTTCACATGAGCTCAAAGCCAATTACTAAATTGCTAAAAAAGGACGTTGATCTTGATATAGATACCGATCTCTATGATTTGGTGATCTTGGTAGGTGCTGAAGCGGCTAAAGAATACGCTAAAATTACCAGCGTAACAAACTATGCTGGTCAATTGGTCAACGATAAGTTCATACCAATCAGCAATCCAGCAATGCTAGCGTTCAAACCAGAGGGAAAACCTGATTTTGAGCGTGCTGTAGACAAAATACATAAATATATTAGTGGTGAGGCTAAACCTGCTAAAACCGGTGATTTTTGTGGTATTGATCGCGAAGAAGATGCGCGTGCTTTCTTTCAAGAAGTCTTAGATAACGCACAAGGTGTAGTTGCCGTAGACACAGAAACTACAGGCCTATACCCCCGTGATGGTTATGTGCTAGGAATTAGCATGAGCTATAAGCCAAATCACGGTAGATATGTTAGCTGTGATTGTATTGGTGAAAGTACGTTTGAACTACTCAAAGAAATTTGTAGCCGTTTTACAGTTGTATTTCATAATATGAAATTTGACTATAAAATGCTTAAATATCACCTAGACCTAGACTTTGACAGAACACGAGTACATGACACTATGGTTATGCACTATGTCCTAGACGAAACAGACAGTCATGGCCTAAAAGAACTGGCATTAAAATACACTGATTATGGCGATTATGACGCTAAACTGGATGAATTTAAGCGGGAGTACTGCAAGGCAAATGGTGTACTCAACGAAAACTTTACCTATGACCTAATTCCCTTTGACATTATCAGCGAATATGCTAGCATAGACACAGCCGTTACACTAGAGCTATTTAATAAGTTTTGGCCTATAGTACAAAAGAATGATAAACTGCATAAGGTGTACACAGAAATCTTAATTCCAGGCACACTATTCTTAATGGACATGGAAGAAGTAGGTATACCTATTAGTCGTGAGCGTATGCAGTTGGCTGACAAATATTTAACTACTAAGATTGAAGAAGCTAAACAGCATATTTATACTTTTGACGAAGTTAAATTGTTTGAGCAGCACGAGCAAAAGATATTTAACCCTAATAGTGTTATGCAGCTACGCAGTATACTATTTGACTATGTTGGCTTAACACCCACAGGCAAGAAAACTGGTACTGGTGCTATTAGTACCGATGCAGAAGTCCTAGAGCAATTAAGTGAAGAACATGAGCTTCCTAAAGCGATCCTACAAGTACGTAAACTATCCAAAATCCAAAACACATATATACACAAGATACTTCCTGAGCTTGATAGGGATGATAGGATTCGTACTAATTTTAATCTTATCTTTACCACTAGTGGTCGTCTTTCTAGCAGTGGGAAGTTTAATGCACAACAAATACCACGAGACGACCCTATTATCAAAGGCTGTATCAAAGCTCCGCAGGGTTATAAAATCGTTTCGCAAGACTTAAGAACTGCTGAAATGTATTATGCTGCTGTGCTCAGTGGAGATAAAAATCTGCAAAAAGTATTTACTGATGGCGGAGACTTTCACAGCAGTATTGCTAAAATGGTGTTTGATCTTGAGTGTCCAGTAGATCAGGTAAAGAAACTATACCCAGATATGCGTCAAAGTGCTAAGGCTATTAGCTTCGGGATTTTATACGGATCCGGGGCCGATAAGGTTAGTGTAACTGTTAGTAAAGCTACTGGGCAGTACTATCCTGTAGAACGTGCCCGTGATGATATTAAGCAGTATTTTACAACTTTTAAGAAACTAAAGCAGTGGTTAGACACACGCAAAACATTTATTGAACAAAATGGATATACTTACTCGTTTTTTGGCCGAAAAAGACGGCTTCCTAACGTATTCAGCAGTGACAAAGGAATCGCAGCCCACGAAGTACGAAGTGGTATTAACTCAGAAATCCAATCGCTGGCAAGTGACGTTAACCTACTCGGAGCTATTGGAACTGCTAGAGAAGTTGTCGAGTGTGGACTTGACGCAAGAATCTTCATGCTTGTCCATGACTCAATCGTGGCAGTTGTTAAGACCGAGCAGGTAGAACAGTATTGTGACATACTACGTAAAAATACACAGCATGAGTGGGGTTGCAATATTAGTGGCTGCGCTATTGGTGTAGACCAAGATATTGGAGATGACTATAGCTTTGGACACTTTGAAGAAACCTACAAACTGGACGGCGATCAACTGGCCCGTATTTAGACTTGGTGAACGACAGCCCATAGTAGCCGATGGGCTAGTTTTTTATCGTACAGAGTACACTAATCCAGATGATAATACTTACAGCGACAATTATCAAATAGTAGACGATAAAAATATTAACAAACCAACACTAGGTTTGCGCAGACTGCTAATTAAGGATAAACTTTTTAGGATTAGCAGTGCTATATACTTTATTGGTGATGTTATTAAGCTGGCAAAAGCAACAACTTGGTTTATTGACAACCATGGACAGGTATTTCAGCACAAAAAATCTACGCGCGCCAAGCTGGCTACGCATAAACTTAAACAAGTTTTACCTGCTAGTGGGCTTGGGTGTGTTCTTGAGGTTGAGGGTCTGGTTGAGCGCTTTAAAAGCCTGCAAGTTCCAAAACCAGAAGAACAATATTGTGGAATACTTACCTATGGTCACAGCAATTTATTGTATGGATACTATAGTGAACCTATAAAAACAACTTGGAGAATGGTGTAATGGCAAAAGCTATTATATCTAATAGAATATACATAGATAATCCTGGCATACTACATACTAAACACGTAATAAATCAGCTTACCTACAAAATACATAAGAACACAGGATCAAAAAAGTTTACTAGTGTAGAAACTATTAGAAATTACAGGTCGCTAACTAGTGGTATTATTAGTATGCCGCAAGGTAGAGTGGATCTTATACCTGAAGGCTATGAAATAGTAGATAAAAGAGTGCTAGTACCAGTGCCGTTTCCAACACCTAAGTATGCACTACGTGAAGATCAACTAGCAGTGTACGATCAAGTAGAAGATACTTGTTTTATTAATGCCTTAGTAGGCTGGGGCAAGACCTTTACAGCACTACATATTGCTAGAAAATTTGGTCAGAAAACGCTAGTAGTAACACATACTACTTCATTGCGTGATCAATGGCGTGATGAGATTGAAGCACTATTTGGTATGCAATGTGGTATTATAGGCAGTGGTAATTTTGACATAGAAGATCATGCTATTGTAGTTGGAAATGTGCAAAGTATAGTAAAACACTTAGACAAACTACAAAAAGAGTTTGGCACAGTAATCCTAGATGAAGCACATCATTGCCCAGCCACTACATTTAGCGAAACAGTAGACACTTTTTATGCTAGATATAGAATTGCACTTAGTGGTACTATGACACGTAAAGACGGTAAGCATGTAATGTTTCAAGATTACTTTGGCAGCACAGTTTACAGACCACCACAAAGTAATACTATTAATCCTGTAGTACATATAGTTAAAAGTAACATAGTATTAAAACCTAATGTACCCTGGGTAGAAAAGATAAATGAGTTAACACAAAATGATGATTATAGACGTTATATTAGTGCTATTGCTAATTTTCATATCACTAAAGGCCATAGCGTACTTGTTATAGCAGATAGAGTAGAATTCTTAGAAAAGGTCAAAGAATATGTTGGAGAAACGTGTTTGTTGGTTACTGGCGACACCAGCTATGAAGAAAGGCAGTATGCAAAAGAACAATTACTCAGCAAAGCAAAAATGTGCGTTGCTGGTAGCAGGCAAATCTTTAGTGAAGGTATCTCCATCAACATACTCAGTTGCGTTATCTTAGCAGTACCTATGAGTAATGATAGTTTACTAGAACAAATTGTTGGTAGAATAATGCGACCACATCCAGGTAAACTAGATCCTATAGTAGTAGACATTCAATTTAGTGGCTGGGCTGATCGCAAGCAGAACACAGATAGATTGGGCCTTTATATGAAGAAAGGTTGGGAAACCAAACTGGTTTAAAAAATTTAACTTGTTATAGCTAGTTGTTTGTGCTATAATATTATATTGAGTAGAAATATGGTCTTACGATTTAATCTTGAAAAATTGCAGCAAAAATCAAAACAACACTGGGACTTGTTAGATATACTACGAGACTATCGCAGCGGTCGTTGGGTTAAACTCAATAATGCTAAAATAACCAGTGAAATGTTTAGTGGACCTAGTTTCATACTCAAACCGGATCAGTTGTTAGATGATACTAGAACTGATAGATTATTTATAATTCAATATGTAAAACTAGCGGGTCGTAGAAATTGGCAATTTTACCAAGACCTAGGTTATAAATTTTTAGATTTAACCTACTATCCAG